TTGGCTTTTTATTCCGGCGCTGATTGCTGCCGGGATGATTTTTTGTGGTTGCAGGAGAGGCAGAAACCCGCTTTGGGTCTTTTTGCCTCTTGTTTTTTTCTATCTGGGATCGGCTCGTGCAGGTCTTGAGATGGATCAGTTAAGAGAACGGGATATCCGGCTTTTGGAGATTACAGGTTATTATACAGAGGTACAGGGCAGTATTTCATCTATTGAAGAAGAGAAGGGAGTAGTCAGTCTGACTCTGAAGAATAACCGGATCAGAAAAATGATGAAAGGGAAGTGGGAAGAGGTTCTTTATGAGCCCCCCGGAATCAAGGTTTCTTTAAAGGAGTGTGAAGGTGCTTCTTTAAAATCTCTGGGAATTGGACAGGTTGTTGCTGTGCGGGGAGAGGTACTGCCTTTTTCACAGGCAAGAAATCCGGGAGAGTTTGATTTTAAGAACTACTATCAGTCGCTGGGGGTGGATTTTACCCTTTTTGCAGAGGAGATTGATATAGTTGAAGCGGGGAAGTCTTTCCTTTTGGAGTTTTTAAGAAAATTTAAAGTCTATAGTAAGGCGCTTCTTTACCGGGACGCAATAGAAACAGATGCAGGGATCTTTACGGCTGCAGTGCTGGGCGATAAAATGGGAATCCCCAGGGATATTAAGGATTTATACCAGAAAAATGGAATTGCCCACCTCCTTGCCATCAGCGGTCTTCATATGTCTTTTATCGGTCTGTCTTTCTATAAGTTGATGAAAAGGGCTGGTGCAGGCTTTTGGGGTGCAGGTCTTGTTAGTATGGCGCTTCTGATTTTATATGGCATATTAACGGGTGCAAGTCCTTCTGTGGTGAGGGCAGGGGTGATGATGTGTTTGGGATTTTACGCTGCCTGTCTTGGAAGAACCTATGATTTATTATCTGCAGCTTCTCTGTCATTATTTTTTCTGGGTTTTCAGTCTCCGTCACTCCTGATGCAGGGAGGTGTTCAGCTTTCATTCGGTGCCGTATTTGCAATAGGAGCTATTACTCCGCTTATACAAGGCTGGCTGGGTAAGGATTGCCTTTTTTCCGGTAGTATTTCAGCCTGCTTTGCGGTGCAGATGATTACTCTGCCTGTGACAGCCTTTCATTTCTACCAGATTCCGCCTTATGGTCTGGTTTTGAATCTGCTGGTCATTCCACTGATGGGCGGTGTTCTCTGTTCCGGTCTGGGAGTGATTGCATTTGGCTCTTTAAGTCCTGTTTTTGGAACCGCGGCAGCGGGAACCGGGCATTATATACTGTCTCTGTATGAGATTCTTTTAAACATTGCAGGGGAAATGCCTGGGAGCAATATTATTTTGGGCAGGCCTGGTATCAGAACGCTGGTGGCTTATGGGTTTCTTCTTACTGGCTGCATTTTTATAATGAAATTATTTAGCAGGGTTGAAAAGGAAGCAGAGAAAAATAGCATTGATACCGTGGAAGTAAATGAAAGTACCTCGAAAAAAGGGAAAATTTCGTATGTGGGAAAACTCCTTTTCCTGACAGGATTTTATATATTATCCATATTTCTATTATTACCTGAGCCGGCAAAGGAACTGGATGCATGGTTTCTTGATGTAGGGCAGGGGGATGGGATTTTGCTCAGGACAGAAGGGGCATGCGTGCTGGTTGATGGTGGCAGTTCATCTAAGAAATCTTTGGGAGAGTATACACTGTCCCCATGTCTGAAATCTCTTGGTGTTTCTGTGATTGATTATGCATTCGTCAGTCACGGAGACCTGGACCATTTAAGCGGAGTAAAATATCTGCTGGAAAGCTGTGAGGACATACAGATTAAGAATTTATATCTTCCATATCATGGGCGGGATGAGGAGATGATACAATCTCTGGCTGTACTGGGGGAAAATAGAGGTGCCTGTGTGCAGTATCTGACAGGGGGAGATGTAATGAAGGTAGGAAAGCTATCAATTACCTGCCTTTATCCTGGAAAAGATGACGTACCCACAGATGTTAACGGTGAATCCCAGGTGCTTAAAATGGATTATGGTGATTGTCATATGCTGTTTACCGGTGATATGGGGGAGCGGGAGGAACAACTTCTTCTTGAAAAAAAGAACAGTCAGTTATTAAGTGAAGTAAATGTTTTAAAAACGGCTCACCACGGCTCAAAATATTCATCCAGCGAATCATTTCTTGATGCAGTTTCACCTGTCTGGGCTGTGATTTCTTATGGACAGGGGAATTCATACGGACATCCTCATAAAGAAGTGTTAGAACGTTTTGATGAGCGTAATGTATCGGTGTTTGAAACTGGAATGAACGGAGCAGTCAGGCTGGAAACGGATGGAACCAGGATCCGTTTTTCAACTTTCGTTGACGGAAACCAGAACCATGGGTATAATGAAAAGAAGGAAAAGGAGTGAACCATGCAATGCAAACCCTGAATCAGGACATAAAAAATAACAGTTTTAAGCCGGTTTATCTCTTATATGGAGAAGAGGCATTTCTAAAAAACAGCTACAAGAATCAGATGAAATCGGCCATAACTCAGGGAGATACCATGAATTTCAATCAGTTTGGCGGAAAATCCATTGATGTAAAGGAACTCATAAGCCTTGCTGATACGATGCCTTTTTTTTCGGAGAGACGATTAATCCTTGTAGAAGACAGCGGATTTTTTAAGGCAGCTGCAGAAGAACTGTTGAACTATCTGCCCCAGATGCCGGATACAACCTGTATGGTATTTGTGGAATCAGAAGTGGACAAGAGAAGCAAAATGTTTAAAAAGATAAAGGAACTTGGTTATGCCGCCGAGATGGAGCGCCAGGATATTAATCAGCTGGCCAGGTGGGCAGGAACGTTACTTTCCAGAGAAGGAAAGAAGGTGACTGGACAGACCATGGAGCTTTTTTTAAACATGACCGGTGATGATATGGAAAATATCCGCATGGAGCTGGAAAAGCTGATTAGCTTTACGTTAGGAAGAGATGTCATAACGGATGAAGATGTGATGGCGATCTGTACTGAGCGGACGACCAATAAAATATTTGATATGGTTACTTCCATCGTTAACCGCCAGACAAAAAAGGCTCTTGAACTATATGAGGACTTGCTTACATTAAAGGAACCTCCCATGAGAATCATGTTTCTTATTGCAAGACAGTTTAACCAGCTGTTGCAGGTAAAGGAACTGATGGGCAAGGGAATGGATAAAGGGGGAATTGCTGCAAAGCTTAAAATCCCGCCTTTTGCTGCCGGTAAGCTGATGCCTCAGGCAAGAACCTTTTCCAACGAACAGATTCTTTCTTATGTGAATTCCTGTGTTGAGGCGGAAGAAGCGGTTAAAACGGGAAGACTTACGGATCGTATGGCAGTGGAGCTTTTGCTGACTGCAAAATATTAAAACAACAGGTTGTCTGTGTCAGAAAACGGGAGGATAAGGAACTGGTGAGTAGTTCCTTATCGCTCCCGTCTTCTTTCTCCTTGAAAGCCAAAAAATATATCATCAATATTGTCATTTTTATCATTGCCGCAACAGAGCGCCTGGTGGGCTGCAATCGTATCCAGTGTATCGCCCAGCTGGTCAAAAATACTGCTAAGCAGGGCAATTTCATCAGGTGTACGCCCTTGTGCAAGACAGCAGGCAATGGATGACACAAGTGTTACCAGTTCGCAGGACTGCATAGTTCATCACCTCTGGATAATATATGACGCATCAGGTGACATTAAGATAAGAAAAAAATTATTCTGCCATTTTGTAAATATTAAACGGTTCAAAAAGAATTAAATAGTTATCCTTTTGCAGCCCCTTCTCATATTTTGTCCGATAGCAGTCCAGTGCTTCTAAAAGAAATTCTTCCGTAACTTCTAAGTGCTCTGCAATTTCAAAGCTGTTTCTGCAGCCGGCCTTTTTCGCGGCAACCAGCTTCTCCAATGTGATCATTTTGTTATAAGCCCATAAACGTGCGGTGCGTTCCTGTTTCCTGTTTGAAACATCAGACTGATCCAGTATATCTCCGGCAGTGGTGTAGTAATGCCCAAGCTCTTCAGCCAGTACACAGGCTTTCTGGCAGCCGGACATATTCTGCCGGATGAGGATCTGATCGCCCCTAATCCGTCCGTCATTACCAATTAATGGTTTTTCTTTAATCATGATTCCGTCAGAGTCTGCTTCCTCTAATAATATGTCATAATTCAAATAAATCACCTCAACGAATTTTATTCCTTATTCATCGAAAAAGGCATCATCATGCTGTCTCATTTCCTCAGTCACTTCAATATCCGTCCGCTCATGTGCCGCAACCGGCTGTAAATAAGATCTGGTATCCGGACGCAAAGGCCGGACAACCGGGTCCGCTTTTGTATATTGGGGGATGTGCACCATCTCACTGACCCGTTTTAGCGCCTCTTTTTGTCCGCTTTCATTAAGCTTTTGAAAATTACTGAGCATTTCTCTGGCAGACTCTCCGAAACAGCTGTTTTCTTGATCCAGCGCAAAAATATCTGTATCCTCCCAGCCCATGAGGGAAGCCGGAGTTGTTCTCAGTGCTTTTGCGATTGCAGTAATTTTAGACTGGGGAAGGCCTCTGCCGTCTACCTCTATCTTATTGATGGAAGAACGGGATTTATAACCCGCTTTATTCGCAAGCTCTTCCTGAGACATTCCCAGTTCCTCACGTCTTTGTTTTATGATCTGACCGATATCCATAGGACCACCTCCATGACAGCATTATAACACGGAGTAGAATTACTTTCAACAAAAATTAAGAAACGTGTTGACAAAAAGGAAACGACGGAGTATGATGATGTTGTAGACAAAAAGACTACAAGAAAGGAGGAGAGGATGACCAATACGGTTCGGTTAAATGAGTTGATAAAAAAATCCGGGCTGAAAAAGGGGTGGATTGCGGACAGACTGCACTTGTCCAGCTACGGGTTTCGGAGGAAACTGTGGAATAAGAGTCAGTTTAAGGCGGGTGAGATTAAAGTGCTGTGTGAGTTGCTTGGGATTGTATCGTTGGAAGAAATAAGTGATATTTTTTTTAATGACCATGTAGACAAAAAGACTACATACGATGGAAAGGGGGCTGAATTAAGTTGTGACATTCAATGAATTGCAAAAGCTTTTAATGAATGAAACAAAAGTTCTGTTAAAGAATATGACTTTTCTTGACTCAAAAGGGAGAGATACAGAATTATTCGGATATCCACAAGCGGCAGATTTTAACGGATTACCGGGACAGGACTTACTATTACAGGATAAGGAAGTAATCCTTCCGTATTTTCTGGTCAGATTGGATGGGGTGGAATATAGAAAAAAAGATGCCGATGATAAAAATCTTGGAAGTGTAGTATTGGAAATCAATATCTGCAGAAATGATAAAAAGGGATTTTATCTTTTGACAACTGCGATTGAGAGAATAACCCATAGATTTTTAACTGATCCCTTTTTACAATCGTTCTGGTGTGAACGAACAATAAACATAAGTTTTCCAAAGAAAGTCACTCCTTCTTATTTTACCGGAGAAATTGAAATGTTTTGGAATCTACCAGAATTGGAGACAGGAGGAATTTTATGAACGAAAATGATACGTTGATCTATGTTGGTCCATCATTGGATCAGATTGTAAGGAACGGGACATCTTTTCGTGGTGGATTTCCCCCAAGGCTAACGGAGCTATTATACGCATATCCGTTTATAAATGAGTTAATGGTAACGCCAGAGTTGTTGGCGGAAGCAAAAAAGAATATCCGGAATTCAGAAAGTAATTTAAATACGCTATACCGGAAAGCAGAAAATATCAGGAGGAAAAAATAATATGTCATATAAACATGGTATTGAAGTAATTGAAAATAAAACATCATTCCCAACCCCATTGTCAACCCGTTATGGAGTTCAGGTTGTGTGTGGTACCTCACCGGTGAATTTAGCAGCAGACCCCTATGCTATGGTAAACGTTCCTATCAAAGTGGATAGTTTTGAAGCTGCAGCAAAGTTGCTGGGATATAGTAATGATTGGGAAAAATATACGCTTTGTGAAAGTATGTACGCAAGCTTTAAGCTGTTTCAGGTATCACCAGTGATTTTTATCAATGTACTAGATGCAAAGAAGCATTTTAAAAATGTGGACGAGACCTCGTATCCGGTAAATAATCATCAGGTCACTTTAAAAAACGACGGTGTATTAAAGGATACTGTCAGGATCGCCGTTAAGCAGGAAGAAACAGTAAAGCAGCTAACGGATAATGCAGATTTTGTCATGGATTTTGATGAAGCTGGATATTTAATCGTTACTTTGCTGCGTTCCGGGATTGCTTATGACGCCAATGAATTAAAGATTTCATTTCATGTTATTGCTCCAGAAATGGTGACAGAAGAAGATGTGATCGGATCATACAATGTTGAGACTGGAGAAGAGACTGGTTTGGAAACTTTGCGTCAGATTTACCCAAGATACGGACTGGTGCCAGGCGTTCTTCTGGCTCCTGGCTGGTCACAAAAGGCAAATGTGGGTGCAGCTCTTCAATCAAAATGTGAAGGAATCAGCGGTATTTTCAGAGCAATGTGCCTGTTAGACTTAGATACAGAAAAAGCCAGTAAGTATATGGACTGCCTTATGGCTAAGAAGGAAATGGGATATGACGAAAAGCACTCTGTCGTATTATGGCCAAAGGTGACGAAAGCAGGTAAAACCTATCATTATTCTTCCGTCTATGGAGCAATGATAAGTTATTATACGGTTACTAATGGCGATGTTCCTTATATTTATCCATCAAATAAGCTTCTAAATATTGATGGGGCGGTGCTTTCCAATGGAAAAGAGGTTTATCTTGATCAGGTTCAGGCAGGAGAATTAAATGGATATGGAATTGTAACCGCGTTTCATGATAACGGTTGGAGATCATTTGGCAATAATACCGGATGTTATCCTGGTAACGATGATCCCAAAGACCGTTGGATTGGCTGTCGCAGAATGTTTGATTTCATTGCAAATTATTTTATCACTGTCTACAGAGCAAGACTTGATGAAGGAATGAACCGGAGAATGGTGGATGACATTATCAACAGCTTTAATATATGGGGCAACAGTTTAATGGCTGCCGGTATGTGCGCCGGTCTGTACGCAGAATACCGCAATGATGAAAATACGCTGGAAGATGTGCTGGCAGGACATATGAAGATTAGAATTCATTTTGCTCCCTATACGCCGGCAGAGTACATACTGGCAGTAGAAGAATTTGATGTAACAGCTTTTGAAAATGCAATGAAAGCGGAGGAAGAATAATATGTTAAAACTACATTTAATCAACAGATATACGGTATATAAAGGTGGTAAGGAATTAATTGGAACTGCTGAAGAGGTAAAGCTTCCGGAAATTACAAATTTAACGGACAGCCTGGAAGGCGCAGGAGTAGGCGGAACAATGGCGGTTCCTGTGATTGGATTGGTAGACGATATGGAGATGGAAATACCATTTCTGTCTTTGTGCAAGGACGTGTTCTCTTTAATGGATCCCACTCAGACAGCAGACATCACCTTAAATGGTGCACTTCAGGGCATGGATGGAGGAGACGGCAGTGTAGGGTATAAACCGGTATCTATTTCCGTTCGTGGAGTGGTCAAGAAGTTTGCACCTGGCTCTATGAAATCGGGCGCAAAGATGAGTTCCAGTGTAACACTTGGCTTAAGCTATTACAAGATCGTACTGGATGGGAAAACGGTGCTGGAGATTGACAAGTTAAACGGCATCTATGTTGTAAATGGTAACGATGTATTAAGCGAAGTAAGAGAGATGTGCTAAGGAGAAAAGTCAATGGAAAAAGAGAAAAAGGTTTTAAAGGATAACGAAGCGGTTTCAAATCAGGAATGGCTGAAAATAAAATTAAAGGAGCCAGTGGAATATCAGGGAATCCGTGTGGACAGCCTTGATTTGACTGGGATGGAATCGCTTACAGGCAGGGATTTAAACTCAGTTTACGATCTTTACGCCAATATGGGAGGAAGCGGTATTATCATGCAGGAAGCAACTCTTCTTTTTGCACAGATTATTGCTTCCAAGGTGACTGGATTTCCTATTGAACTCTTTTATATTTTAAAGGCTGGAGATTCTGTTAAAGTGAAGAATCGGGTGTATCGTTTTTTCTTCCTCGAGGGATAAGCTGCGCAGAAGATATCCGTAAGATTAATAAAGCATTTATATTTGCGGGCCGGTATACGAAGGCCGGCCCGGAGTTTTATTTTTCCCTTCCATTGAGCCAGGCTGCCAGACTTATTAAGGATGTGGCAGAAACTGCCAGGGAGGAGAACAGGGAAAGAAGTGTGAGGTGAGAATTATTGCATCAGGTGATGAAAAAGAGAAGGCAGTAAAAGCACTTGGGGAGGCCTCTGATAAATATTTTAATACTATAGCCAAAGGAAGTTCATTGGCAGTTGAAAAAACCAAAGCTTTCTTGAAGGAGTCTGTCACCGCAGGCTTAGAGTTTGAGACTCAAATGAGCTCTGTTGAAACAATTACGAAAGCTTCTTCCTATGAAATGGAGCGTCTTAATCTGGCAGCCAGGAAAATGGGAGAAACCACAGGTTTTTCTGCCAAGGATGCTGGCAAGGAATTGGAACGTATGGCTTTGGCTTAATAATGGGTCGGCTGAATTGAAAGGTTCAGCGCATACTGGGGAAAATCGGTGAAGGCTAAAATTGCAAGAGATACAGACTGCAGTCATGCTAATACCGAGAGAGCTGCGAATCAGGCGGTTTTTGTAACGCATAGGAGTTGAGCGTTTTTGAGAGCAAAAAAACTCCCACGAGTCTCCGGCACGGTTGTCTTAAAGGACAGTCTGAGATAGTTAGCCACTATCAAACCTAACGTAAAACGAGGGTGAAGATGTATGCTGAGCTTACAGGAAACTGTAAGAAGCAGAGGATAAAAAGCCTTTGCGGTAACACACTGGGATGGAAAACAGAGGATATGTTAAAAGGGCTGCCAGGAGTTATGACTCTTGCGGCAGCCTTTGGAGAAGATTTAGGAAGTGTTTCTGGAACTGTTACTGACACCATGGGGGCGTTTGGACTTCAGGCCAATGATTCGGCGCGGATGATTGATGTTCTGGCTCAAGCTTCTATAAACACAAACACCAGTCTGGATATGATGGGAAAGGCACTTCAAGGAGCAGCACCGGCAGCATCTGCATTTGGTTACAGCATTGAAGATACGGCAATGGCGGTTGGACTAATGTCTGACGCAGGAATTCAGGGTGAGGCAGCAGGCGAATCTTTGAAAAGTTTGCTGACTCATCTATCTGAACCTACCAAGTTGGTACAGAACTATATGGATAAGTTATCTGTATCATTAAAAGACAGCTCAGGAGAGATGAAACCGCTTGGTACAATGCTTTCAGATTTAAAATCGGGATTTTCGGGTCTATCCGATGCTCAGAAAGAGGAATATGCATCAGGGCTGGCTGGTAAAGACGGCATGGCTGGTTTTCTCGCCATGATGGAAGGTTCTGATGAGGAATTTATCAGGCTGAAAGATGCCATGGAAAATAGTGAGGGAGCTGCCCAAAAGCTTTCTGATGTACGGATGGATAATCTGGCAGGTGATGTATCCCTCTTTAGTAGCGTATACGATGGAATAGGTCTTGATGTTTACAGCAATATTTCTGGCGATTTAAGAATGATTGTTCAGGGGGCAACCAAATGGCTTCAGAGTTTTGGCGAGACTTTGGAGATTAACATTCCAACAGCAAAAAGATTCATGTCTGAATTTGCAGATGGTCTTGTGAAAACTTTTGGACCAGTAAAGGTAGTTGGGGAATGGTTTTTAAATCATCCGGAGGCAATAAAAGGGGGTATTACTGGAATTACAGCTGCTTTTGCAACATTTAAAGCAGTAAATATAGGTATAAGTTTATTAGGAAACTTATCGTCGCTTATAACTGCCTGGCCTTTGGCTGCATTTGGTTTGGCGGCGGGGGCAATCACCGGAGTTTTTATGGCAGTAAAGGCGCACAATGATAAATTGGCGCGACAGGATTTGGAACAACGGTTTGGATCTATAAAACTTTCGGTAGAAGAGCTTGATACAACTGCTAAAAAAATTGTTGATAATGGCAATTTAAATAACTTATCTAAAGCATTTGGAGAGTTGGATAAAGTAAAAGATCTTTCTAAAAACTTTAAAAACAACAATGATAATTTGGATAAGTTGATATGGAAAGTCGGCATGGGATTTGAGCTGGATGAAAGTGATAAGGATACATTTGCCTCTTCGGTTGATGGATTGGTAAAAGGTGCACTGGATATTGTTGAGCAAACACAGTATTCTGCAAATCTAAATATCCAGGCTTTATTTGGTTCGGATAGTAGTATTGGGAATCAATTAATTGACAGCTTTAATGCAACTTACCAGTCAATTGGTTCTGAAGTGAATGATATAGGGAAAAAATTAGGGGAAGTTTACAAAGATGCTATAGTTGACGGCGTGATTGATTCCAAGGAAGCTGAGATGATACGTTCCCTTCAATCAGAGTTAACTAATGTAACAAATCAGGTCATAAAATCTAGATTTGAGGGAAAAATGCAGAGAATTATGATGCAGTACTCTGGTAAAGATTTAGATCCTGATACATTTAATAATCTGCAGCAAGAAATAAAGGATACCCTCGCCGAAGAACGTGAGCAACTGATGCAGGTTATGGACCTCAGTCTGGGAGATCTGGAACTTCAATTGAAGCGCGGTGATATATCCGTTCAGGAGTATGATGACAGAAAGAAAATAATACAGGAACAGTATCATAATCAAGAAATGGAGTATCAGGCGAATGGAGTTTCTTTCTCTGTAAATACGATTGCAGATGCATATCAGGATGTATTTACAGAAATTATACCTGAGGTCAAATCTGGTTTAGATAATGCAATGTCCAATATCATACATGCTCCCAATCAAACCGCATTTTTACCAAATGATTTATGGAAAAAAATGGGATTTGATAAAATTGATGATGATAAAATGGATAGTCTTCAAAGTAATTGGAAAGCTATGAAATCAGATTATGCCCAGCTACAATCCGAATTTAATGGTTATCTTGAACGTGGAGAGATAGTACCTGAGTCCATTGCTAAAAAGTTGTCCGATGCATCATTTATTGGAGCAGCAGCTGGTGATAAACATGCATTATGGCAAATGATTGGAATAAATGCAGCGGGTAATTCAGATTATATGGCAGCAATAGAAAAAGCCAGGAATGCGGGCACAGAAATACCTGAAGAAATAGCATTATATCTTGATAATGGGGGGCCTGTAGTAACAAACGCCGTAGAAAGGTTATATGATTTGGCGGAGACTACAGCAAACGATAAAACAGCTGATATAGTGGTTAAAGGTAATGTACGATGTTTATTTAATTATCCTAATGATGAACCTCAACTTATTGCATTTAAAGGAAAGCAAGGATATGAATTACCACCTCTAAATAAGACTGAAGCGGAGGTAGCACCAAATGTAAAACGATATGCAAAAGGCGGATTAATAAGTCACCCCACAATATCCTGGTTTGCGGAAGAATATCCAGAAATGGCAATTCCTATAAATAATTCAAAGCGATCAAGGATGCTTTGGCAGGAAACAGGCCGGCTGATTGGTGCCTATGAAGAAAATAACTATGGAAAAATCTATGAGAGTATGACTTCATTCAATTCAAGTGATATGAATGGTGGTAACTCATTTGCTCCCGTGTTCAGTCCAACGATCTATATTAATGGGAAAAATGCTTCCAGAGAAGAAACACAAGGTGCGGTTCAAATGACGTATGAGCAATTTAAAGAATGGGCTTCACAACTTCAAAGAGAGAGAGTCCGGGTAGCGTTTTAGGAGGTAAAAATGACAGAACAGTATGTAACAGAACAGGGTGATACCTGGGATTTGGCAGCTAAAAAAGTATACGGCGAAGAAAAATATCTTGATTATCTGATGAGTAATAATTTTAACTGTTTAAACTATTTTGTATTTCCGGCAGGAGTCTCCTTAAAGACACCGGTACTACCGGCAGGCAGAGTGAATGGCGTCCCGGAATGGAGAATTAAAAGCAAATAAATGCGACAGGAGGGGTGACATACGGGAAATCCAAGAAGAAAGTATTTAAGCGTTGTTTACAATGGAATTGATATATGGAACAATTTATCTCCTTACATAGAAAGCTTTTCTTATGAGGATTCAGTGGATGAATCAGACACCATATCCATATCCTTAAGCGACCGTGATTTAAAATGGAGCCGAACCTGGCTTCCGGAAAAGGGTGATAAAATATCTCCTTCCATTATTCTTGATAATTGGAACTATGAAGGAGAAAAGATGACAGTAATCTGTGGAGCTTTTTTAGTAGATGATTACTCTTTCTCCTGTCCTCCCTTTTCCTGCACAATCAATGGAGTCTCTGCTCCTGTGGACACTTCATTTAAAGAATCAGAAAACACAAAGACATGGGAAAATGCAACGGTTCGTCTGATTGCCAATGAAATTGCTACTAAATATGGGTTAGACCTGATTTTTGAAGTCAGTGAAGATATAGCTGTTTCAAAAACGGAACAGGACAAGCAGCCAGACAGTGAATTTTTAAAAAACCTATGTGAAAAATACGGTCTGGGTATTAAGGTATATTCCAACCGGCTGGTTATATGGGATCTAAAACAGTATTTTGAGAAATCCCCTGTACTTACCATTGTGCCGGATATGGTATCAAAATGGACATACAACAGCACGATACAGGGTACTTATACCGGAGCCAAGGTAAGTTATGCAAATCCAAATAATGAGAAGACGGTTGAAATACTGGTTGGCACAGAAGAACGGCTTTATAAAACCAATCAAAAAGCAGACAGTGAAGAAGATGCCAGACGGATTGGAGAGAGCGTTTTAAGAAATGCCAATCGTAAAGAAAGAACCATGAAGCTGACGATTCCACCCAAAATGTCTTTATATGCAACCTGCAATGTTAAATTATCCGGATTTGGTAATCTGGACGGGAAATATTTTGTTGAAAAGGTATCTCACAGTTTATCTGGTAAATCATACGACATGCAGGTAAGTCTCAGCTGTATATCAAGAGACAGTGAAAATTCAGAAGTGGAATCTAAAAATGAAACAACCCAAACAAAAGGCAACACTGTTAATGGAAATTACACAGTTGTCAAAGGAGACAGCTTATGGAGTATTGCAAAGCATTTTTATGGAAGCGGGAGTAAATGTCAGGATCTTTATCAGAAAAACAGAGATCTTATTGAAGCGGAAGCAGTAAAGAGGGGGAAGAAGGACTCGGGGAACGGTTACTTTATCTACCCTGGTATGTCTCTTATCATACCATGAAAGGAGAAAATATGAATGATGTAGTCAGAGTCGGGAGAATTTCTTCTGTAAATCAGGAAAATGGAATGGTCAGAGTTTATTATCCGGATAGAGACAGTACGACTTCAGAGCTGGGAATGTTTTATTTCCTGGGAGAGTACAAACCTCCGAGAGTAAATGATCAGGTAATTGTTCTTCATCTTTCTAATGATACCAGTTCAGGCGTTGTATTAGGTGGATTCTGGAATGAAGTACGCAAGGCTCCCGGGAAAATGGACTATAAAAAAGAGATTGACAGTAACAGTTATGAATCTCTTCAAAATGGAACATTTACATTGCATTCCCAGGAAATCAGTCTGGAAGGAGAAAAGGGAGCAATTAGTCTTACTGAAATTCTGGATATGAAAGCCAGACTGGAAAGATTGGAAAGGAGTCTGTCGCAATGATTGGTATATTAGGAAGTCTGCGTTTTCGAGTCAATGACAGCCGGGTATTTACTTTTCAGAATTTAAAGAGAGAAGTATCTGCGTCATGGAGTACTATGGAACGGATTGGACAGAAGCCTCTTAGTGAATTCAACGGCCCTGACCTGCAGACCATAAGTTTTGATATAACATTAGATGCGTCTTTGGGTGTGAAGCCAAGATATCTTTTGGGAGTACTGGAACGAATGGTTGAGACAGGGGAAGTAAATACTCTTGTAATCGGCAAAAAAAAGGTCGGAAAAAACAATTGGGTTATTACTAAAAGTTCGGAAGCCTGGGAAGTCGTATTAAGAGGCGGAGAATTGTATCGGGCCAGCGTTTCGTTGAATTTACAGGAATATTTGTGAGGTAAGTAAAATGGTAAATTACGAATTATCAATATCTGGTTTGTCCGGCAGGCTGGAAGATGAATTAAAGAGAAACTTAAAAGCTCTGCTGGGAACAAGAGCTGGAACTCAGCCGGCTGATAGAGATTTTGGAATCTCATGGGATTGTCTCGATGAGGTTCCGGAAGCGGCAGAAAGCCTGTTTTTTCTGGAGGTGACCAGTAAGGTGGAAAAATATGAACCAAGAATATCTATAAAAGATATCACATTTGAGAATAAAGAGGGGACTATTATTCCGCACATATATTTTGCAGGAAAGGAGGAAATGTAATGGAAAACAGATTTTCTGATTATCCAGAGGTTAGCTTTATTGAAAATACAAGTTTCTCCGACTTACAGGAAAGATTGGTCCATGATTATGAAGAGAAGTTTAGAGAATTGACCGGAGAAGATATTTCATTGGGACTAGCCGATCCATATCGTCTGATTCTGTATTCCTGTGCAGTTGCAATTTATCAGGGGTATCAATATGAAGACAAGGCAGGAAAAATGGGATTGCTGAAATACAGTACAGGTGAGTTTCTGGACAATCTGGCAGCATTTAAAAAAGTAAAAAGAAATGAAGCGGCTCCCGCGCTTACGATGATACGGTTTACATTGGCGGATAAAGTTGAACGGGCTGTAGTCATACCAAAAGGAACCAGAGTAAAAGGGCCTGATTTATATTTTATAACAACAAAGAAAAGCGAAATAAAATCAGGGCAGCTATACACTGATATACCAGCAGAGTGTGAACAAAGCGGGACTATAGGAAACGGCTATCTGCCCGGAGAGATTAAATTGTTAACGGATTTGCTTCCTTATACAATGAAAGTTTCAAATATTGTGACGACCAGTGGAGGTGCAGACAGGGAAAATGATGAAGAACTTGCAGAGAGAATTTATTTATCTCCAGTCAGCTATTCCACTGCTGGTCCGGAGCGCGCATACGAGTATTGGGTTAAAACATTCAGTCCAGCAATCGGAGAATGCCGTATTACTTCAGATTCTCCGGGAGAGGTGGATATTTATGTTACCATGGCAGATGGTACGATTCCTGACGATGTTTTTTTAAATAATCTGGAAACTTATTTATCAGATAGCAATATCAGACCCTTAACAGATCATGTAGTTGTGAAGAAACCTGAGGAAGTAAAATATGATATTGAGTTGATCTATTATATCCGCAATGAAGACAGAGACAGGGAAGAAACCATGAAGGAAGCGGTTTCAACTGCCTGCAATAATTACATAACGTGGCAGAAAAAGGTAGGGAGAGATATTAATCCGGCTCAGCTTCTATATTACATTATGGGTACAGGAGTAAAAATGGCTGATATTGTAAAGCCAATATTTACAGAAGTACCTGATTCCGCACTGGCAGTACCAGATCATATCACACTAACTTATGGGGGAAGACGGGATGATTGATTTTTATCATGGTGAGATCAATGACATTATGCCGTATAACCTGATTGCCCCTGAAACGAAAGCGGTCAGTTATGCTGTGAGCCAGGCGATGAAAAAATTACAGGAGTATTCTCAGGCAAGCCATTTATATGGAGAAATTAAAAAAGTACCGGAGGCTGTTTTAGATCTTCTGGCATTGGAACTTAATACTCAGTATTATGAACAGACTATGCCAAGGTCTTTAAAAGAGGAGCTGATTGTACAGACAACCGCCTGGTATATGAGATCGGGAACTCCTGGTGTGCTCAAGGAATTTTTAAGTGCAGTGCTTGATGGGGGAGAAATTAAGGAATGGTATCAGTATGATGGAGCCCCTTTTCATTTCAAAGCAATGGTGCAGGTAGGGGAACACGAAATTCTGCCTGGATATGGATCAGAGATAAAGAGGCAGATAGAGTTATATAAAAATGCCAGATCATGGCTTGAGTATGTAGAATTTATAATAAATTCTATTGTTACATGTGAAATTAGTTATGACAATGTAATTCGGTTTCGCAACCGCTTTTATCCTCGGGTAAATACACCTTATTTGAGTCTGGATGGGTTTTGGAAACTATTTGATAAGAAACTGAGTGGATATGATAGTGATGAAAGAATTGATTTCTATCCCGTTGTACAAAAATTTCAAATTAGAATTCCAAAGGATATATTATCAGACGGCAGGATGAGGTTTATGGATACGGTATCAGTAGATCAATCCAGAGATGAACGTTTTCGTCTGATTGGGTTTTTTAAAGTAAAATCTGAGGAAAAAAATGCACTGAGAATAAAAAGTGAAGTTAAAAGTGAAATAAAAACAGGGAATATCAGGGTTACTACATTAAATGAATTATCTTCAGAATGGAGTCTTGATAATTCCAGATCATTAAACGGAGGACTAACCGTTCTATAGAAAGGATGATAAATATGGCAGATATAACAAATGGAGTTATCACACTAACTGGAAGGAAAAAATTCTGTAAAGCACATGCTGGAGATATGACACTTCCAATTATTACTCATATGGCCTGGGGCGATGGAGGAGTAGAAGAGAATGGAAAGCCCAAAACAGCTTCCGGAAATGAAATCGGTCTCTACAACGAATTGATGAAGAAGGAAATCGAAACTCATGTTTATACCGATGAGACGGAAACAATCTGCCGCTATACGGCTGCTCTTAACAAAGGAGAACTGACCGGAAGTGAGATATCAGAAATGGGATTGTTTGATGCAGAAGGAGATTTAATTGCATACCGAACCTTTATGCGAAAAGGGAAAGATGCAGATATTCCTCAGATCTATGATATGGATGAAATTTTTTAAGGAGGTTTACTATGGCATTTTGTGATGTAAAGAATCCGCCGGAATATACAGCAGAAATTCGTAAATGGGACAGGGATACGCTGGCGGATGGCCAGGAGATGGCGGTTGAAATTGAACAGCTTTTTAATAATACTTTTTATAATAAGATGGTTCAGGAACAGCATGAACAGTTAATAGAGGTAAGTATCCCAGCTTCTGGCTGGAGCGATACGGCTCCTTATAGCCAAAGAGTAGCGGTGGCCGGGGTGAAAGCAACTGACAATCCGGTATTAAGCCCTTGTACACCTAAAAATCTGGATGCTGCAGCTGTAAAGCTTCAAAAAAAAATGACTGGAATGGTAACTTACGGGGAGACAGAAGATGGATATGTGACGTTCTATTGCGGAGTAAAGAAGCCTACGGAAGATTTTAACATATATCTGAGAGGGGTGAGTGCAAATGGGTAAAGTGAGTATTACAGCGTTCGGAGGCGTTGGAGCCGGATCTGATGAGTGTACCGCCACTAGAACTGAAGTGTTAAAAGGGTACACGGCTATTACAGGCGATTCTGATGATGAAGTAGTGAGCGGAACCTTGGAACTTACAGGAGATGCAGCAGATAGTCAAGTTCTAAGCGGTAAGAGCTACTATAATATAAACCCTAAAAACAAAAGAACCGGAAGCATGGTTAATCATGGCGCCGTGAGCCAAACGCTAAATACTGGTGAAAGTTACATCATTCCTACAGGTTATCATAACGGATCGGGAAAAGTCACTGCTAACAGTTTATTGAGTCAGACTTCTGCTACTGCATCTTCGGCAAAGATTTTAAGTGGATACACGGCATGGGTGAATGGTAGTATGCTTACAGGAAATATAGCTTCCTTAGCTGGTCAAACAATTAATCCAACAACCTCACAACATACTATTTCTTGTTCTGGAAAGTTTATGACTGGAAATATTACAGTAAATGGTGTATCTAATTTATCAGCGGCGAACATTAAGAAGGGGGTAAATATAGGAGGAGTTGTGGGAACCTTTGAAGGTTGGGTTCCAGGAACTGGATATTTATATAATAACGGAACCCTTGGATCGGCATCAGGGTTTACTGCGTTAGGTTATACTATTGGTGGTGGACATGGTTACCCTTATCCTAGTGCCCTCTATTATGAAACAGGTCAAATACGTCTATATGGTAATAATGGATGTATTGTATCTAATAACCCAATTAATTTAGCTGGATTTACAAAATTAAATTTCGAGGCAAAAAGTTCACTTAGCAGGTGTAGTATAATGATGTCTGGTTGGATTAATAAACCTAGTAATCAAGATAGCTCTGGTAGAGAGTTTAGTTGGAGACTTAATAGTACTTATTTAGCAGGTGATAAGAACGTATATACAATGACTTTTGGAGAAATACCTGCAAGTAGATATATTATGGTAGGTTTTGATTGTGAAGTATCAGAACACAATGATTATATATATAGAATATGGTTAAGTTAGATTGAAGTATGAAGTTTATTTTAATGGAGATTATGAAAAAATAGTACTGAAAGAATTTACATCTAAAAAATACTTCTTCCAAATATGCGGAGAGGGACTGCTATTTGATATCAAAGGAGGTATATAGTTAATGAGTAAAAATATCTATAAGGTTATGGTCTATTATGAAGAAAATATAAGGTTAGAAAATACAAAAATCAATCTAGTAGACCAAAATTATATAAGAAAAGATAGTGAGGTTAATGACAATGGATAAAATCTTAGAATTAATTGCCTTAGCGTTGGGAAGCCCAATAATTAAACTGGTCATCTTAGCAGTAGTAATGGACACCTGCTTCGGCTGCATCAGAGCAATAAAGGAGCATAAATTTAACAGCTGTTTTGGAATAGACGGAGCCATCCGTAAAATCTCCATGGTCGCCTCTCTGGCGTTCCTCCTTGTACTTGACCAAATCGTACATCTAAACCTAATTGGTTTTATCCCGGAAGCAATCCGGTCTTATCTGCCAGTTAACTCCATAGGTGTAGCCGAGTTCTTCGGCCTTCTATACATAGCATACGAACTGGTCAGCATTTTAAAAAACATGACATTATGCGGTCTACCCGTAAAACACATATGGGAAGCCATAAAGAAGTTCCTCTCACAGTACACCGACGAACTTCCTGACCGCACCTAAAAATTTACCAAGTACACCGCCCCGTGACATTTCCCCACCTTTCTTCATATGATAAATAGAAAGGGACAAGGTGATATCTATGGTAAAAAGCGAATCAACCAAAGACATGAACAACATCGAACTACTTGGAATACAGGAAAATTTAAAAGATTCCGATTATACAGAAATCGAACGTTTCCGGGAATCCTTTGATGCAGATGACATGGGATTCTCGGGAAGAAGGGAGGGGATTTAAGTGGAAATAAACAAACTTCTAACCCCATACAACTACAGTAACGGTGAGTTAAGCCGTATTAAATATATCGTCATTCATTACGTAGGAGCGCTGGGAGGCGCAGAAGCAAACTGCAAATACTACGCTTCCCAGTACGTAGGCGCCAGCGCCCACTACTTTGTAGGCTTTTCCGGAGAAATCTGGCAGTCCGTTGAAGACAAAAATATCGCATGGCATTGCGGAGCCAAAACCTATATCCATCCAGAATGCCGCAACAGCAACAGCATTGGTATTGAGCTGTGTGTCAGAAACAAAGGCAGCCAGTCCGACACAAGCAGAGACTGGTATTTTGAAGACGCAACCGTGGCTTCGGCCAAAAAACTGACCAAAAATCTGATGGAGCAATATGGAATCAGAGAAGATCACGTAATCCGTCATTACGATGTGACCGGTAAAATCTGCCCCAATCCTTATGTATACAATAACACTATTCACACCTGGGAAGATTTTAAAGATTCCCTTTTATCCGCAGCAGAAGTAAAATCCGGCTGGGTGGAAGATGAGAACGGATGGAGATTTTATTTAGGGAATACAGGAGATTATGTGAAAAATGACTGGTATCAGGATGGAGATACCTGGTACTGGTTTGATGAAGCCGGCTATATGGTGAAAGATACCTGGAAAACCGGAAGTGACGGAAAGTGGTATTATTTAGACAGTGCCGGGAAAATGGCAAAAGAGCAGTGGGTAATCTGGAAAAATGAACTTTACCGCCTGACAGCTGACGGCAGTATGTATGAGGGTGAACTTCACTTAAAGTCAGATCAGAACGGCGCACTTCAGATTCAATAAAAACCTGGCGGGATCCGGTAAAATGAGATCCCGCCAAACCAAAAAATCCCATTCAGGGGGTTAGTCTGAACGGGATAAATATCGTTTATGAATTAAGCCATTGCGTTAACAGCTTTAGAGATTCTGGATACTTTTCTGGAAGCGTTATTCTTATGATATACGCCTTTAGTAGCAGCTTTGTCGATCTCTGTAAT